AGCTTGATGTGATGGGTGATCGGTGGCGACCAACGCATTTGACCCCAAGTGTTCTCAGGAAATATCTCTTGCCACGTCTTGATCGTAGTCGTTCGCAATTCCGGGTAGGAATTTCGTATCACCGCAAATCTGGTATATCTGATGCCATCGATAGGTGAAGGGGGTTGCTTGACAGCTCTCAGCATCACTTCCGCTAAGGAAGCAAAGGTCTTGCCAGATCCGACTGGCCCCATCAATCCACGCACGAAGCTGTCGTCTTGCAAAAATTTCCATACCGTAGGACTTTCCGAAAAATCTAAGTTCAACCCGGTCAGCGCCTCTGGCTTGACCTTCCCTCGCCGGGCTGACCTATCAGTCGCCCTCTCAGCTCTCGCCATCGTCACTCTCCGGCGTAAAAATAATTATTCCAAACTCGCGCTCTTCGCGCTCAGTCGTCAGCTCTAACATAACCTCACGACACTTACTGCACACAATCTGCTGGCTACCGTCATACACATAGCCTCGCGTTTCCTTGCCGCAGTCTTCGCATTCAATCGGTTCCGCAAAGAACCGAACAAACTTACGGTCATTTATGTTGATCACGTTTGACACCAATATTTTTTCCTTTATGCAAGTAAGCCCAACATTTCCGATAGCGGCGCTCCGGGATAGGTATCGGCGGCACCTTCAATAGCGCCTCTAACACCGGGTCAATCTTTTTCGCCTTCATCATCCAATACCTCATACGTTGTCGTCTTAGGCCCAGTCACGTTAATCCCGATCATGCTAGGCCGCTGATCATCACTGTTCGGCTCAAGTAAGCCTCGGTGTTTCGCCAAGAGCCGCAACGCCGATAACTTGTCGTGCATCTCTACCTCGATGCTGTTGCCGTGCTGTGTGGGCGTAACCTTTACTTTCTTAATGCCACGCCGTGAGCGCTCAGACAATTTCTCTGACGGCGTCAGAAACACCTGACCCAAATCATCCCAATTCAATACATCGGTAATGACGCCAGACGCAATAGCCTCTAGCTCTTGGACAACCGCCTCGCGCTTATCCACGTCAGGGCTGGCTAACGCCGCTCGCTGTTGCCTAACCGTCATCTGTTTTTTGTCCATCCACACACTCCGATCCTATCGCCGCATACCCGGCGATGTCAATCCAACTATCCTGATGATCAGGCGTTTCAACCAGTCGCGCTAATTTCAAGGCGGTCATCGCCATTGCTACTTGCGCGGCTGTCACCTGAACGCCAAAGATCACTGTCCACATTACCGCAATTCTTTCGTGATTGGTATAGACATCGCCATATACCCCACCGCGCTTAACTACGGTACGCATTGCCGCCATTAATAAATCTGCCTTATTCATTCGTTTCTCCATTTTCTACCAAAATTTTGTGTGAGACCCCTACGTTATAGGGCAGGGGCGTGGGAGGGGAAGGGGTCGGTCTTCTGTGTGGCTGTGGAAAACCGACCCTTACCTAGCCGTGCAAAAGCAAACCACCCTTTGCCTCACTGCACGGCTCCCATATACCGGGCAACGTCAGCGAGCGATGGCACCCCTGCCCTGCGTTCTATGGCTTGGTCACACACAACTAGCGTAGCCGCAACGACATCATCAACAGTATGCCCTTGGTCTGCCAGCTTCCGGGCGTGGGCTATCTCATTGTCGAACAGCCTGACCTGCCCTGTCGCTTTCTGGACAGCCGCCAGATAAGCATGAGCGAGAGAGTGAGAGAGTAGTTCTACATCCCCCATACCCCCTTTACTTTCCTCTTGCACGACTTCCTGATCCACGATCATCTGCAACGGCCTAGCGCTCTGCATCTCTTCATACGTTGGCAATGGCTCATCGCCTTCCCACAACACCTGATACCTGTTCGTGTACCATCCGCTTTCGCCACGCTGGTAATCCTTTGGCTTGAGCTGTCTGACATATTTCTTTTGCTTCAACGTCTTTATCGCTTCGATGGGTGTCCTATGCTCGGAGTACCCTGTCGCCTGACATATTGTCTCAAGCGAAGGCCAGCACACACCAGCTCTGTTGGTAAAGCTACACAGCGCACCTAGCACACGCAGATCGCGTTCCTTTAGCGTCCTGTCCTTGAACACACGCATAGGCATGACCGACCACGGCCTCTTATATTCAGAAAGGGATTTCATCATCAATATCCTCTAGCGGTTTCACACTAACGACCTCAGCACCAGCGAAGATGCCTTTGACCTTCGACACAACGTCATTGATCTTAGCCTTGGCCTCATCATCCTTGACCGACAAGATCCTACCTATCTCTTCAATCGAATAGACCACCATATCCCGGTTGTCTCTGGCGACCTTGCCAGCTTCAAACTTATCACTGGTAATCGCTAGCACACGACCATCAGGCATCAGCCCCTCGATGTAATCACCTGTCAGCTCTTTAGCCCCTAGCGCCTTGGCCTCACGCTCTAGCACCTCATACGCCCTGCACATGACCTGAGCCTGATGCAGGGCATCACGCCCATCATTCTTGGTCAGGGCATCCCAGAGCTTCTGACGCTGTAGATGAAACTTACGCCGCGTGTCTTCACTGACCAGCTCTTGCAGTCTATCGATACCCCATCGCTTCTCGACATCGGACACAACACGATCATGCATATGAACCGCCTCCTTGATCCGACTATCATTCTGTTCTGCCCTTGTCGGCAGTCTATCAATGCCTCTTATTCTCTTACTCATTACCCTCTCCCTGATGCGAAAAATACGATGTGATGTGAAATGTGATTTCCCTTAAGGAAAATCACATCACACACATTTATCACACGGCGTGTGATTTCGTGATGTGATTCGTGTGATTGGTGTGATTTAGGCATCGTAACCCCTTGATAACCATACAAACCCATCTCCCATCAAAATCACACGCTTGTCAGACAACGCCCTTCTGGCGTCCCTACGGTTGCCGGGCGATAAATCAGGGCAATCACGCTTATGTGCATCGTGCCAATGCTCGATCCGAACCTTCTGACCCTTGTTGTCGATGATCATATTCCGCAACAATTGTAGCGCATCTTGCTGTCGTTTATTGAGGCTAACCTTCTTCGCTTTGCCGCCCGAAGACGCCTTGCCCTCGCCGCCTTGCCGCTCCAACACAACTGACGTGTCGCCCAGCATAGCCACATTGACCATATCAAATTTCATTGGATCAGCCGGATCGGCATCTTTCTGCTTTTCCATTGTGACACTGACCACATCCTCATCACGCTGTACATTAATGACCGTATCAGCCGCACCAGCCAAAGCTGATGAGCCGCGCATAGCGTTTATGCCAGCAGATGAAGACTTATTACTATGATGAATGGCTATCAGCGCACACCCACAATGCGCCTTGATGGCGTCACACGCGCCTACGAATAGTCCCATATCAGTTGCACTATTCTCCTCGCCGCCTAGTAATGCCCTACTGACTGTGTCCACAACAACGCAAGAGAAGCGCTTGCCGAGCGCATCTATAGTACGCATTAGCTTTTCGACCTGATCCTGTTCTCTAAAATTAACAGCCGTGGGCAAGACCACCATATCACCTAAGCCCTCAGCGCCTCTATAAAGCCGCCACGCCTTCACACGCTTGCCCAAGCCACCAACACCCTCACCAGCTATGTAAAGGACGCCACCGCGCATCGTAGGGCGATCTTGCCATACCTTACCGTGCGCTATACTCATAGCCATATCAATAGCTAAGAATGATTTGCCAGTACCCGGCGCACCATAGATAACGCTGAAGCCGTGCCGGGTAAGCACACCATCCACCAGCCATTCGACTGGCGGCATATTAATAAGATAGGTTTCATCGAACGTCTGGAAGACATCAGCTTGTGGCTCTTCTGGCGTATCCTCGACAGCTTCCACCGCAACGATAGGCTCGGATGTCTTAATTAATTGCTTTAATTTAGACACGTCATTGCCAGCGTTCAGCCAATCAAAGATATCTTGCTTGTCAGCTAGCCCCGGCAGATCCACCCGGCGCACCTCTTTGGCAACGCCTAGTAGGTTCTGGATGACCTTTCTGGCGTGTTTATCGCCAGCTTGGTCGTTGTCTGGGATGATGACGACCTTCCTGTCTTTGAAATACTGGTTTAGCTCTGGCTTCCAATTACCTGAGCCACCGTGGTTTGTGGACGCTATGACGTTATAACGTCTTAACGCCTCGACACACTTTTCACCCTCGACAATAACGATAACCTTGTCTGGGTTTGTCATGATGTCCGGCAGATTGTATGGCACCGCCTCAATGCCATCCATATTGTACACCCAACCATCGCCATCTGGCCTACGCTGTCGGAAAGTCTTAGGTTCGTATCGTTCAACCTGATACGTTAGCACACCATCAGCATCATAATAATCATAACGCTTGGCTAGCCATTTGGCAGGCGCCAGCGTCTTCTGTGTCTGTCTGGGTATCCCGAACTTTCTTTCTAATATCTCCGGCAATGACGCGAGCTGTGCGCCTTCGTGCATCTTGACGAGGTCTATACAGCCGCCGCCAACGCCCAATTCGTGGTCATAAAAAGTTCCTTTTTTTAGGCAAACGCTCTTCGATCCAAATTTTCCCCAACGCAGTTCACTGCCGCGCACACTGGTAGGCTCGCCCCAGTAGTGTCGCGCAATCGTATCCATATATGCTGATATGTTTGTCATTATTATGCCTCATTCTCCCATCTCCCGAAGCGATGAGGGCGTAGCCGGGAGATTGCCACGCCCTCATCTACCTACGACCTAGAACAAGTCGTCATCGCTGACAGCCGGAGCTGGTTCAGCGGCGACAGGTTCAGGCGCAGATGCTGTCTTGTCGAACATTGCGGGCTTATCTGCCCAGCCTGTGATGCTCCACTGTGGCACCTTAAAGCGCAACTCACCCTGCGGCGTGTTGATCTTTACGGTTTCAGTGCCACTGATTTCCACCACCGGGATCTTGCCGGGGTTGTTGCCCTTCTCAGCCTCGAACTGATTGTGCAACGTATCCATAGCCCGGATGACGGTCTTAGCGGAATGACTGAACTCACGCAAGCCCAGATCTTTTGAGGCTATGCGTACCCGAAAGGCATTCTTAAAATCGCCCTCTGGCTTTGGCGGC